TATTGTGGCAACAAGGTTACAGAAGGGTTGATAATTCAAATGATGTGCCATTACAGGATGGTTCTAAATAGTTGTTGGTTCATAGTTCCTCACCCCTAAAAAGGTGGGGTTTTTTATATATATTTGCAATTCATATTGGAGAACTTAGGTTTAACCCCGATTTATTCTTATTTCGGGGTTTTTTATGCCATTTTTACCATTCATCCCCTATTTTTTACCGCTTATCACAAATATTTGCTTTGTTTGATAAAGTTATAAGGTTTTACCCTATCTTTGATTTCGTAAACAAAAACAAACCAATATGAAAAAATTAACACCAACAGAAAAGAAAAAATTATTAGCAAAGATGCTTGAATTAATGGTAGGTATGGGATATGAAATTGAACCATATATGGGTTTACCATTAAGTAAATTTAATTATGAAAACGTACAAAAGCAAATTGAAAAATTAAGAATTGAACTTGATTATGTTCATTCTGATTAAATAAAATAAGTTAGGGGTGCGACTAATAAACGCACAATTTTATAAACCAAAACAACCAATATGAACAGACTAAAAACTCCACAGGAGAAAGCAAACGAACGCTACAAAGCTGAAAGCATCAAACCGCTTTACGCATTTATTATTGTATGCGTGGCATTTTTAATTACCGCAATCCTTCAAAACATTTAGTATGACACCAATTAAACTTTATATCCACACTTTAGAAACTAAATTATTAACTATGCCTAAAGATGGCTATGTAAGAGAAACAGTACAAGCCTGTTTAGACTTAGCAAAAGGCATTAATGAAATCTATGAAAACCCTAATAACAACATTAGTAACCAACCAAATAAAGACTAATCTGCAAACCGAAGCCGACAACAAAGGCATAACGCTTAGTAAGTTGGTTTATAAAATCCTAAAACAATATGAGCAAACTAATCTATCAAGAGAAACAACTGAAGTTGCACAAAAGAGCAACAATGCTACTGGAATTGCTAAAACAAGCACAGGGAAGGCAAAATCTATTTGAGGCTGATTTAGCCGAATGGAGGCGAGGTTTGGATGATACAAGAACAATGATTAGCGAAGAAGACTTACTAATCAAAATTGCAAGGATGAATGATGTTCAACGTAGAATCCTTAAAAGCTACCATTACTTAATCCTTGACCTATATACATTAACAGAGGACTTTATGTTACCAATAAACCTTTTACATTTTTAATATGATACCAAAAGAACGAGCAAAACAATTAGTAGAATCTATGTTATTTAGTTGCCGAGAATGTGATTATGAAGTTAAAGCCAAAAAATGTGCATTAATATTAGTAGATGAGATATTGGCTATTTATTATGATGATACTGAATCTATGTGGGCTAATCAATTAAGTTATTGGCATCAAATTAAACAAGAAATTGAATTACTATGAGAGAAGTGCATAAAACTTATATGGCAGAACTTGAAATAGAGGTTTTGCGAGATAAGAACAAAAAATTAAAGCAAGAGATAAATCAATTAAAGGATTTATTAGACAAACACTTAAATATAAAAACAATACGAATGGACAAGGAACAACAAAAAGAGTATGCGATTCAAATAGCCGAAAAAGTATGTAATTACTACCAGATTAAATATGGACAAATGATGTCCAAATATAGAGGTGAGGAGGTTACTTTGGCGAGGCAAATGACTATGTATTTCACTAAGGAAAAGACTGCTTTAAATGGTGAGGAAATAGGCAAAATCTTCAATAGGGATAGAACCACAGTTTTGCACTCAATCTCTAAAATTAAAGGACAACTATCAAATAAGTTCGATGATACCATAAAAACTGACATTTTCAACTTAAATGTGCTACTTTAATTTGGTTATTAACACTAAAGTACCTAATTTTAAACTCTAAAACCAACCAATATGAATGACCAACAACTGGCTAAAAAGCCACAACTTTCGTACACGAAAGACCAAGTAGAGTTGATTAAATCACAGATTGCTCCAGAGGCAACAGTTGATGAACTTAAACTCTTTTTGTATCAAGCACAACGCACAGGATTAGATGCGTTATCAAGGCAAATTTATTGCATCCACAGGAACGTTAAAACACCAAACGGATGGAGCAAGAAAATGACAATCCAAACAAGTATCGATGGATTCCGAGTAATTGCTGAACGTAGTGGAAACTATGGCGGACAAAGCGAACCAATCTTTACTGAACTTGATGGTGTGTTAGTTTCTTGTAAAGTATCAGTATTTAGATTTCACGGAGAAACAAGGTATGAAGCATCGGTAGGTGTGGCTTATTGGGATGAATATTGCCAAAGAACAAACGATGGCAAACCAATGGGTTTATGGGCAAAGATGCCACATACAATGTTAAGTAAAGTTGCAGAGGCATTAGCTTTAAGAAAGGCTTATCCACAAGATTTAAGCGGTCTTTACACAGGTGATGAAATGGCACAATCAATAGAGGAAATTCCAACCTACATTAAGCCTCACGAAAGCGTAGAGGACTTGGAATTAGCGATTGACCTATGTGTAAATACAACCGAGTTAAGCCAACTTTACGCTTTAAATAATGACATAGTAGAGCGAGAAGTAGATAAGGAAATAACAAAATTATTTACTAAGAAAAAACAAACTCTATGACACCATTAAATAAACTTTGGGATTTACGAGAGGAAGTAAAGTTTTGGAATTACAAGTTTGATACAAGCTATACTCACAATGCAAGACAAATCTTGGATAGATTAAATGCAGCTAAAGAAGAACTTAAAAACCATAAACTAAAATACTTCCCAGAGTTATTAAATCAACCTAAAAGGGATTACATTCCCTATGAGATGATAACTGATAAATTTGAGATATTTGAAAACTATTTAAACGATTAAAACTAAAAACAATGATTGTACTAAACATTTGCAAAGAAGACATCAACTGGAAACAAGCTAAGAATGGCAAAAACTACGCAAACGTAGCTACTGACTTCTTAAAAGAACCAGATGAAAAAGGAAACACTCACACTGTATGGAACAACCAAACACAAGAGGAAAGAGCCGAAAAAGCAAAGAAAAACTATTGTGGTAGAGGTAAACAAGTTTCTTATAATGCACCAACTGCTAAAAAGGAATTTGCCGTAAACCAACAAGAATCGGAGGACGATTTGTCCTTCTAAAATGGAAATATTTTAGTTACCATTTTAATTCATTATCTTTGTATAAAATAATAATATGAAACAATGTTTTAAATGTAACGAACTAAAGCCATTAGATGAATTTTACAAACATTCTCAAATGAAAGATGGTAGGGTAAATAAATGCATACTTTGTAATAAGAAAGACACATTAGAAAATTATGCAAATAAAAAGAATGACCCAAATTTCATTATTAAAGAAAGGAAAAGGGGTAGGGAAAAACATCAAAGACTTTATTCAGGTCAAGCTAAAAGAAATTATAAAAATCAATTAGCTTGGGTAACAAAATATCCAGAGAAACTTAAGGCTTCAAGAAAATCACAAAGTATGAGTAAGCACAAGCCATTTGAAGGAGCAGAAAAACATCATTGGTCATATAATGCAGAACATTATAAAGATATAATATGGTTAAGTGGTAAAGACCATAAAAAAGCACATAGATTTATAATTTATGACCAAGAGAGAATGATGTATAGAAGGATTGACAATCTTCAATTGCTTGATACTAAAGAGTACCACGAAGGTTATATCAAATCAATAATATTAACCGAAGAAGACTAATTCTAACCCCCACGTTGGGCGATAACGTAAAGCGCAAATTTAAAACCTACAACTATGAGCCAAAACCAACAAATCGCAAACTACCTAAATAAAGGTAGAAAGTTAACCCCAATTGATGCTTTAAACAAGTTCGGATGCTTTAGATTAGCAGCACGAATAGCAGACCTTAGAAATGATGGTATGAACATAAAAACAACCATTATTAAGCTAAAAAACAAGAAGCAAGTTGCACAGTATTCGGTTAATTAATTATATTTGCAATAGAATGTACGAGATTCTAATCAAAAACTTATTGCCCAAGGAGGCGTTGGTACTCGTACTACCAGCAAATCTGCGGGCTATTTTATTTTTATGACATACGGAGAAAAGTTAAAAGACCCAAGATGGCAAAAAAAGCGTCTGGAGGTAATGCAAAGAGATGATTTTAAATGCCAAATTTGTAATGACAATTCAACTACATTACACATCCACCACAAAAGTTATGATTTTGGTAAAGAGCCTTGGGATTATGATTTACATAATTTAACAACATTATGTATTCCTTGCCACGAATTAGAAGAATTAGCAAAAAGCAAATTAAAAGATTTGGTATTAAGGCTTGAAAAACAAGGATTATTTAAGCATAAAATAGTGATGGAATTTTACAATAATGTATATTTAAAACTTAATAACAATGGCTAAAAGATTTACTGATACAGAAAAATGGAAAAAGCCTTTTATTAGGTCTTTAAAAGCCCCTTACAAACTGCTTTGGTTATATGTTTGTGATGACTGCGACCATTCTGGAATATGGCAAGTTGATATAGAAGTTGCTCAAATAAGGATTGGCGAAAAATTAGATGAACAAAAAGCATTAGAATATTTTGGAGATAAGATAATACCATTAGAAAATAACACTAAATGGTTTATACCAAGTTTTATTGAATTTCAATATCCAAGCGGTTTAAGCGAAAATAACAAAGCGCATACAGGAATAATCAAAAATTTAGAAAGGTATAAACAACAAATTGACAATTATAAGCCCCATATAAGCCCCTTGCAAGGGGACAAGGATATGGTTATGGATAAGGTAATGGTTAAGGATAAGGTTAAGGTTATGGTAACAATGCCATTTGAAAGCGAAGAATTTGTAAATAGCTGGGAATTATGGAAGGATTATAAGCATAAGCAGCTTAATTTTAAATATAAAACACCACAAAGCGAACAAGCTGCATTAATTGACCTTGTTGTAATTGCAAATAATGATGAATCAACTGCAATTAAAGTAATACATCAATCAATGGCAAAAGGATGGAAAGGATTTTTTACACTTAAAAACGAAACAAATGCAACAGGAACTAATTCAAATAGTAAACTCTCTTTCTCCCAGCGAGAAGCTAATGCACTTAGAGATTTACACTAAACTTGAGCCAGATGAATTAAAAGTTTTTTCTGCATTAGAAACAATGAGTGTGGGCAGATGTTCGCCAATAGAGGTTAAAGAACATTTAAAGACTTGTATTGCACTAAGTGGATGCCAAACCCCTACAATAGAGTTGTTTCAATTTCTTTGCGAATTTGTTATAAAGAATTACGGAAACTACAAACTAAAAGAATTAGGAGTAGCTTTTGAACTTTATGCAATGGGTAAACTTTCAGTGGACAAATCAATTATGTTTACACCTAAGTTCTTTGGGGATGTTATGTCAGCTTATAAGCCTTTAGCTTTACAAGTAAGACAAAAGACTTATGTAGAACCGCAACCAGTAGAAGTGCCAAAAATCAATGATGATGAAATTATAGAAGCATTGTACGAAAACTGGAATAAGTCGGCTAAAAGAGGCTGGGAGTTGCTAAATACAATGGCTTTTGATGTACTATGGAAACGAAAAGAATTAAACAAGGAAAATCTTAGTTTAGAGAAAGCTGACCAAATAAAGAAAAAGATAATAGCACATTACAAGGTAACTGCTAAAACACCTAAAGACTTAGAAAAATTAAATAACGAAATATTTATCAAAAACGAGTGCAAAAGATATACTTTGTACTTATTTTTACAAAACCAATTATAGCCACCTCAAGAATTAAATATTTTTAACCAAGATAGTAATTAGGGAACTTGGGGTGGTTTTTTAAACTAAACAATATGAAAACAGCAATGCAAATAGCAGTAGAAAGCTATAAAAATGATGGGGTATCTTTTACTGATTGGTTTTTGGATAATTACGAAATGTTACTTGAAAAAGAAAAAGAGCAGATAATAGAGGCTTATAACCAAAATATAACAGGTTTTGATAAATTAGAACAAGAAGAAATTGGATTGAATTGGGCAGAAGATTACTACAACCAAACCTATAACCAAAAAAAATAACCTATGAAACAGTTAACTTTTGTTTATGAGTTAGTAAAGTTTATAGTAATTTCTATACCATTAGCGTTATTCATTTATTTAACGGCACATTTATACTTTGAAATAAAACGATTATTGAGATGACAGGAATAGACAACAACATTGAGGTTAAATTAATTTATTTAGATACAAAAGAGGAAATATGGTTTAGGTCAATAGCAAAGGCGATAAGGTTTTTAGGTACTGACTACAAAACAATTATGACCTATATGAACCCAATAAACAAAAAACGATACAAGCATAACGATAGACTTTGTGTTGTTAGATTGAAAAAGTAACCCTAATTTTGCTTTATGCCATTGATACCTTTACCAAAGTTGTTAGAAAAGACCCAAAAGGTAGTTAATGCGTATATAAGGAAACGAGATGAAGGATTGCCTTGTATTAGTTGCGGAAGCTACAATGGTAATCAAGCTGGACACTACTTTACTGTTAAAGGGTATTCGGCTTTAAGGTTTAACGAATGGAACATCCATTTACAATGTGCTGGATGCAATATGTTTAAGCACGGCAACCAAGCAATGTACCGAATCGGATTAGTTGAAAGGATAGGGGAAAAAGCGGTTAAGGAATTGGAGTTTGAAGCGGTTAACAACAGGGTTAAAAAATGGCAAAGAAGTGAACTTTTAGCACTAATTGAAAAATACAAAGACCAATAATGAACATCAACGAAATCAAACCAAACCCAAACAATCCACGCAAGATTGATGCTAATGACTTTGCTAAGTTGGTTAAATCTATAAAGGATGACCAAAAGTTACTTGAGGCAAAGCCTTTAATCATAGATGAAAACAACGTAATCTTAGGTGGCAATCAAAGGTATCGTGCTTGTTTAGAATTAGGCATCCAAGATGTACCTGTGATTAAAATGTCAAACTTAACCGAGCAAGAGAAGAAAAAATTACTTGTAATTGATAACACTCACTATGGAATGTGGGATATGGATATGTTAGCAAACAATGATTGGCAATTAGAAGATTTAAGCGATTGGGGTGTCAATGTTGACTTTCTTGTTCCAAGTAATGATGAACCAAAAGCAATAGACAATACTAAAAAAGGAAAGGTTTGCCCTAATTGTGGTGTAACTTTGTAAAACAATGGAAATACAATGGCAGGAATAGATAATTTAGTACACTTTGAAAAAGGGCAATCTGGTAACCCAAATGGTCGACCTAAAGGAGTTCAAAATAGTAAGACTCGTTTACTTAGATTGCTTGAATTAGTACAAAAGAGAAGAAATCCAATTACAGGAGAAGATGAAGAATTTACAGTTCTTGAATTGATGGATATGCAAATGATAAGCAAAGCATTAAGAGGCGACCAAAGAGCCTATGAGGCAGTAGTCGATAGATTAGAAGGTAAGCCTAAACAAACAACCGACATAACCGCTGACATAAAGGGTAATGTGCAAATCACAATAGAACCAGATGCAGATTGTCAACCAATTAAAGATTAAGGCTACTCCTGTCTTTTATGCCAATAAAAAGGCATACGAGGAAGGTTATCCTATAATTTGTAATGAAGGTGGGTCAAGGTCAAGTAAAAGTTATTCGGTAGTACAGTTGTTAATTCACATTGCAATAAGCAAACCTAATACAAGGATTTCGTGCGTATCTCATTCCCTACCACATATTAAGCGTGGAGTTTACAGAGACTTTAAAAATATACTTGAACAATGGAACATCTGGGATGAAAAGGATTTTAGGTACACGGATTTCATTTATACCTTTAAGAACGGCTCTTACATTGAGTTATTTGGATTAGAAGACCCAGATAAAGCAAAAGGTCCAGCAAGAGACATACTATTTGTAAACGAGGCAAACCTAATTAGTAAGGCTTTGTTTGACCAGCTTTTAATTCGTACAACTGGACAATCATTCTTAGACTGGAATCCAGCAGACTTTATTTCTTGGGTTTATGAAGTAGCTGATAACCCAAAGAACAAACGCATCCATTCTACTTATCTAAACAACATCTCAAACCTTAGTGAAAGCCAAATAAGAAACATTGAGCAATACAAGGACTTACCAGATGACTTTATGTGGAAGGTTTATGGCTTAGGAGAACGAGGGTCAGCAAAAGAAATAATTTACACTCAATGGAAGCAATACGATGAAGCACCTGATGGCGATGTGTTTTATGGATTGGACTTTGGTTATGTCCATCCAGCTGCACTTATAAAGGTTACCCATCACGAAGGACAAAACTACTTTGAGGAGATTATTTATCAAAGTGGACTAACTCTTAGCGACCTTTCAAGATTGATTAAAGAGAAGCTACCAGAGAGAGCCACAATCTATGCCGATGCAGCCGAGCCTAAATCTATTGAGGAACTTTACAGACAAGGGTTTAACATTAAACCAGCCGTGAAAGATGTATGGGCAGGAATAGTAAAGATGAAGTCTTATCCAATAAACTTGCACTACAATAGCAAAAACCTTAGAAGGGAGTTTATGTCTTACAAATGGAAAAAGGATAAAAACGATAATGTAATAGAAGAACCTGTAAAGGCAAACGATGACTTGATGGATGCTTGTCGATATGCCGTGTTTACACATCTAACCAAGCCTAAATTTGAGGTGTCGGTATTTTAGGATAAATTGTCTAACTTTGTTAAAATTCATATATAATGGGATTACTTGACTTTTTTACTAAAAGACAAAAACTATCAACTGTTTTACCACAGATACCTTTTAACGGACAAGTAGCAATACAACAAGGAATAATAACTTGGCAAGGTGGCGATAACATTAGTTTTGTTCGTGATGGATATTCTGCAAATGATATAGTTTATTCTATCGTAAAATTAATTACGGATAAAGCAAAACTTGCTCCATTCCACGTTTACAAAGTGGTTGATGAAGTATCTGCAAAGAAATACAAGGCTTTAATAAGCCAACCAGATAAGATTGAGAACTGGAAAGATGTACAAAAGCTACACAAGAAAGCGTTTGAATTATACACAGGAGATGCACGATTAAACGAGTTATTGAAATATCCAAACGAAGAAGATACATTTGGGGATTTCGTAGAGGCTTGGTGTTCTTTTAAGTTAATCACAGGTAACTCTTTTGTTTACGCTAAGATGATTGAAGGTGGTAACAACGAAGGCAAACCTTATGAAATGTTTGTGCTTCCTTCACAATATATGTATGTATTAGCCAATATTCAAAATTTCCCTCCAACGATTGCAGGGTATCAATTGAATTATGGTCCACTTTGGAACTTTACTAAGCAAGAAATATTACAAGATAAATACTTTAATCCACAATGGAATACTACTGGGAATCAACTATATGGTCAATCTCCTTTGATGGCTGCTGCGAGAAACTTGACTCGTTCGAACGAAGCGAAGACTGCAGCAGTTGCTTCCTTCCAGAATGGTGGTCCAGCTGGAGTGCTTTTTATGAATGATGAACGCTTTGACCCTATTAGTGGAACACAACAAGCACAAGCACTTAAAAGAGCAGTAAGCGAGAAAAGTGGCTCTGCTAACTTTAATTCTATTGCGGTTAGTGGTTACAAAGTAGATTGGAAACAAATCGGATTAAGTCCTGTTGAATTAGATATCATTGAGAGTGAGAAGTGGGATATGAAAGCACTTTGTAATATTTACGGAGTACCTTCTCAATTATTAAACGATGCTGACAACAAGACTTACAACAATCAAAGAGAAGGAGAGAAAGCATTGACAGTTCGTTGTGCTATTCCTTTGTTAGTAGGTATTAGGGATAACTTAAATAGAAAATTACATTCTGATTGGGGATATCGTGGAACTGATATTTATGTTGACTTTGACCCAACTGTTTATAGTGAATTAGAAGCAAACAAAGCCGAGCAAGTTGAATGGTTAGATAAGGCTTGGTGGATTGCACCTAAGCAAAAGATGGATATTATGGGATTAGAGATTCCACCTTACATTGACCAAACTGAAATGGAAAAACTATATATCCCTTCAAGTTTACAAGCACCAGATGAGTTTCAACCATTAACGCTACCAAATGAATAGCCAAGACATCATAGATAAGTTATTTGATTTAAAGGTTGACCTTAAAGCCGACCTTACGGAAGTTATTGATGAAGTTTATGGAAAGTACCACAATACTGTAAATATGTCTTATTCTGAGTTAAAGGCTTGGAGTGAAACCAAATGCTCACGTTTAGCATCATTAGATAGAAGTCCAGTAAATAGGAACTTAAACTTACTTAGTAAGAAAAAAGCTGATTGGGGTGCAAACGAAGTAAAGTCGGCTAACAGAACGATTAGCTTTGTTAGTAGAATGAAGAATATGGAGCAAGGACAACCTGTAAACAAAACTTGTCCATCTAAGAGGGATATATCCTTAAAGAACTGGGCATACAACCCTAATAAATGATTTGGCAAGACTATAAAAAACTTTACGCTAACGCATTAAAAAACTATTCGCCAAAGTTCAAGAAAGAACTACAAAGGCAAGTGGACACATATTGCGATACCCAAGATTTAAACGCAATAAGCGATAAGAAGATAAAAAAGACCATCCAGAACCTTCATATAGCAATGGGGGTTAAGATGGCACAAATTGCTGAAAAGAATGTGTCTAAGTCGGTTAAAGGTTATTATGGTCCAGAGGAGTTTAAGAATAAGCAAACGGACTTGTTTACTTATGTAATGTTAACTTATCTTGAATTAAAAGGATTGGATAATATAGCAGCGGAGATAACTCAAACAACTAAAAACCAAATTCAACAATACTTGATAAGGTCTGTTGATGAAGGTTTAACGATGCAAGAAACAATCAAGCTATTAAGAACGGCTGGGATAACAGATTACAGAGCCGAAATGATAGCAAGAACAGAAACAGGCAGAGCAGCGAACATTGGCTCAATGGTAGGAACGGCTGCAACTGGTCTTGTAACTATGAAGGAGTGGATAGCTGCGAGAGATAACCGAACAAGGCGAGTGCCGAGAGATATGTTTGACCATTTAAATATGGATGGAACTAAAATAGCTTACGATGAGAAATTTAATGTTAAGACTAAGAATGGAGGTTTTGAGCAAATGTTACATCCTTGCGACCCAAGTGGAAGTGCTGGGGATGTTATCAATTGCCGTTGTACGTTAGGCTATGAAGCGGTGCGAGGCGAAGATGGAAAGCCAAAAAGGTTACAAGATAACCCACCGAGAGGCGATATGGGATTTGTTTGGAATTTGATAAATAATGTGGCTTTGATGCAAATTTCTAATTTAATCAGAGATTTGTTAGCAGATTAAAAAAAATTAATAACTTTGTTATATGAGTAAGATTGAAAACAAAAGCTACAATGATATG